AACCTATATAGTGAGGGTGAAAAATGGATTTATGGCAACAAGTTAGTAGCTGAATTAGGCAGAGATGCAGTAGATGAAATAGTAGCACTTAGCCACAAATCTGTTAAATACTCAAAGACTGACTTAGAATATCTGATAGAAATATACAAACAGAAAGTAAAAGATTTATTATGAAAACAGTAAACTCATTAAGTGGTGGTAAAACATCAAGTTACATAGCAGCACACTATCCTGCTGATGCTAATGTATTTGCACTAGTTAGAACAGACGACAAAGATTGTCTATTCCCAGACAAAAAAATAAGACAAGTAGTAAGTGACAAGATAGGCAAAGAATTTATAGGTACTTTAGAGCAAGATACTATAATATATACTATGCTAGATTTAGAGCAATACATAGGACAAAAGATAGATTGGATAAGTGGCAAAACATTTGATGAGGTAATAAAAAGAGGCGATAAAGTTTATTTACCTAATAAAGTACAAAGATTTTGTACTATAGAAATGAAAATAAACCCTATATTTTATTGGTGGGCAGAAAAATTTAACATAGAGCCTGTAGAGATGCGTATAGGCTTTAGAGCAAACGAACAACGCAGAGCCAAAGCTATGCTAGAAAGATGTACAAACGGCATTCAATATATGAAAGGTACTTGGGAAAAATCTAAGAATGGTAGAAACAAATGGGAAACAATACCTTACAGAGTTCCTACATTTCCATTAATTAAAGATGCTATATTTAAAGATAACATAGAGCAATATTGGATAGATAAGCCTGTAAGATTTGCCTATGCTAATAATTGTGTTGGTTGCTTTCATAGAAATACTATTATGTTAAAACATATGAGCAATAAAGAAGAAAAAAAATTTGATTGGTTTATTAAACAGGAAGAAAAAACATACAATAGTAATAAGGCTAGATTTAAAAGTGAAATAAAATATAAAGACATAAAAAATAGTTTTAATCAAATTCAACTATTTGATGATGATTTTACTGATTGTGATAGTGGTTACTGTGGTTTATAACTTAGTTAATAACTATTTATCAACACCTAGAAACTTATATATACTTTTTCGTATAATGCTATGTGATTGATAATGAACTATTTACACAATTAAAAGATACTGCTGCTAACTTCATACCAGCAAAGCACTTAGACGATGTTACCCAAGAGGTATTTATGTATCTATACGAAGATGCAGAAAAGCTAGAACAACTTATTACAGATAAAAAGATTAAGTGGTACTTCATAAGACTATGCAAGAATAACTACTACTCTAAGACTTCTAAGTACTACTACAAATACAATAGACCTTACAAAGATGTTACCTTTAATGATGACCTTGTTAAAGCAGTACATATACTAATTCCTGATGATTTATATTTTATACAGGATAGTGATATGATTAATGATATACTGTCTGAATTGTATTGGTATGATAGAGAACTATTTAGATTGTATGTGCTTGGTGATAATGATGGTAGAAAATATACCTATACTAGCCTTAGTAAAAAGACTAAGATAAGCAGAATGAATATATACATAACTATTAAAAAGGTTAAGGAGTATATAAAAGAAAGACTAAAAGAAAAGCGTAATGATTTATGATGATTTACAAAGGTTAGTAGGCTATGGCTTGAGCATCATAGAGTGTTATGATGAATTAGGGCAATTAGAATACATTATTAACTTAGATGAAATGACCTTTGATGATGTAGATATAGTACTAAGTGATGAACACGCACCAATAGGAATTATTAAACTTTATAGATATGGACAACAGAAAGAAAATGGACACTCCAAACTTGATGGTAAAGACCTATAACTATCTCAAAGCAGTAAGCAAGAGAGTATTAGGTGGTTTTGAAAATGTAGATGTAACAACATATTATGACAGAACATATATCTGTTCTCGATGTCCACACCTTACACCTGATGTAGAGTGTAGTTTATGTGGTTGCCCAATAGAAACTAAAGCAAGTTGGAAATCAGAGAAATGCCCAAAGGGAAAATGGAAAAACCTATAACAGAAGAACAGAAGCAGCGCATACTAAAAGTATGGGAACTATGCAAGACAGGAGTAGCACAGAACAGAGAGGCGAAAGCAGAACTGATTACGCTATACAATGAGATACATAGAACACGATATAAGACAACATCTAATTGCAGTAGTTGTATAGCTACTTGCTACAACGGAATTAAAAAGATAGTAGATACATTATGAAAACACCAAATTATTACAAAGGAACTTATTACAAAATGGAAGCACACGAAGTCATAGAGGACTTTTGTGGCAACAACTATAACTTAGGTGTAGCACTAGCCTACCTAATGAGATGTGGTAAGAAACCTAACAACGATATATCTAAAGACATACAAAAGGCAATAGACCACCTCAACTTTGAACTTAAAAGGCAAAAGCATTTAAACGAAGAACAAAGTGAGTTAGATAGGATAAACAATAAATTATTTACATACAATGGAACGAGTACCTATTAATAGCATACGCAATAATCCTATTAACCCTAGACTTGTCAATACTGCTAAGTTTGAAAAGCTAAAGAAGTCAATACAAGACTTTCCGCAAATGCTGGAGTTAAGACCAATAGTAGTAGATGACAAAGGATATATACTTGGTGGTAATATGCGATACAAAGCATTAGTAGATTTAGGACATACAGAAGTAAACATAATAAGAGCAGACAAACTAACAGAGAAACAAAAGCAAGAGTTTATAATAAAAGATAACTTAGGCTTTGGCGATTGGGATTGGGATATACTAGCTAATGAATGGGATAGTGTAGAACTTGAAGATTGGGGATTAGATGTATGGCTTAATGAAGATGATATTATTAATAGCTTTGATGAAGAAAATGAAGAACAACCAAAGGACAAAATAGTATGCGCCTTATGTGGCAAGTAAACAACAAAATCCAACACTATGCAAGATAGAACAGAGAAACATAAAATAGCTATGCTAGAGGCATTAGAAAAGACATTAGGAGTAGTAACATCTGCTTGTAAGATAGTAGGTATAGATAGAACTACACACTACCAATGGCTAAAAGATGATGAGGCATACCATAAAGCAGTTAAGAGCATTGATGATGTAGCTATTGACTTTGCTGAAAGCCAACTACACAAACAGATAGGTAAGGGTAGAACACAAGCTACTATATTCTACCTAAAGACTAAAGGCAAGAAAAGAGGTTATGTAGAGAAACAAGAGTTAGATATATCGGGAGAGTTTAAGCCTATTACAATAACTCTAATGCGAGATGATGAAAGCGAAACTAACGGATAAACAATGGTTAGCGATTGACTACCTAACAGACAAGACCACAACAGAAGTACTGTATGGTGGTGCTGCTGGTGGTGGTAAGAGTTTCTTGGGTTGTGCTTGGATTATATGGTTATGCACTTCACACGATGGTATAAGATGTATGATAGGTCGTAGTAAGCTAGATAGCCTAAAGAAAACAACACTAAACACTTTCTTTGATGTATGTAGTCAATGGGGGATAGAAGCCAACACACACTACAAATACAACGCATCAAGTAACATCATTACATTCTACAATGGTTCAGAGGTTATACTAAAAGACTTATTCCAATACCCATCAGATAGGAACTTTGATAGTCTAGGTTCATTAGAACTTACTGCTGCATTTATAGATGAGTGTAACCAAATAACAGAGAAAGCTAAACAGATAGTGAGCAGTAGGATAAGATACAAGCTAGACCAATACAATATAATACCAAAGGTGCTTATGACTTGCAACCCTAGTAAAGAATGGGTATATAGTACGTTCTACAAACCACACAAAGAGAATAGGCTACCTGAATATCGGAAGTTCATACAATCGTTAGTAACCGATAATAGGCATATATCTAAGCATTACAAAGACCAGCTAGAGAAACTAGACCATATCAGTAAGCAACGACTACTATATGGTAATTGGGAGTATGACGATAGCGAAGATAAGCTAATAAACTACAACGCTATACTAGGTGCTTTTGAATTACAAGACACTCCTAGTGGTACAGGGTACATAACTGCCGATATAGCTAGGTTTGGTAAGGATAAGACAGTAATAATTTATTGGAATGGCTTACGAGCCGAATACTTTAAGGTGCTAGACACTAATAGCATCACACAAGCAGCAGACGAGATACGCACAATACAGAGAAACTACAACGTAGCACTAGGTAATATCATAGTTGATGATGATGGTGTAGGTGGTGGTGTTAAAGATATATTGAGATGCAAAGGCTTTGTAAACAATTCTAAGGCACTTAAAAAAGAAAACTATATCAATCTAAAGACACAATGCTATTATGCTCTTAGCGATGCTCTAAATAAGTCTAAGCTATATATTAACTGTACTAATATAACTCACAAGAACTTTATAGTACAAGAATTGGAGCAAGTAAGGCGCAAGAACTTTGATAAGGACACAAAGCTACAACTAATAAGTAAAGATGAGGTTAAAAGTGCTATTGGTCGTTCTCCTGACTTTAGTGATGCTTTAGCTATGCGAATGTACTATGAACTAAAGCCACAAGGTGTTTACTATATACAATAAAAAAAAGAGTGGCTATTAGCACACTCTCTTTTAAAAACAATTATTAATTTACAAAAACGTGCAATTATACTCAATTTTAAACTTTTATATTTTATAGTATGGATTTAGTTATTAACAACACAAATTACTCTATACCTACAAGCTGGTCGCAAGTATCTTTAGGTAAGTATATGGACTTTATGTTAAGTGTAGAGGGTGTTGAAGATGAGTTAAAGAAAACGATAGCAACTATTAGTGCTTTTACTAATGCACCTAAGAAACTATTACAAGGTTGTAAGAAGTCTGATATAGATGCAGTAATGGAACAACTAGCAAAGCTAATGGATAACGAAGCTAATAAAGACCTTAACCTAATTATAACGATTGATGGTATAGATTATGGCTTTCACCCTAACTTACACGAACTAAAGCTAAAAGAGTTTGTAGATTTAGACAACAAATTAGCTGATGGCTGGTCTGCTATGGATAGTGTAATGGCTATCCTATACAGACCTATTACAGAACAAAAGGGCGATAAGTACAAGGTAGAGGATTATGACTTTAGAACTGCTAAGAAACGAGCAAAGATATTTAAAGATAATCTAAGTGTAGATACTGTTAATGGTGCTGCTAGTTTTTTTTTGACTATCGCAACGGATTACATAGCCACTACGCAAGTTTATTCAAAGAGCCTGTCGAGGAGAGAGAGGCGCAAACTTTTAAGACAGAAGAAGAACAATTTAACGAAAAGTACGGCTGGTACAGTTTAATTTATAATTTAGC